CACCACAGAAACGACTTGATTGCAATCGATTATACGAATTAGAGTTAGAGGCACGAAGAATCGAAGTAATGAAGTTAAAACAAGAAATAGCAAACCTTCGGGCACTATCGTTCGAGGATGAGGAATAATGGATTTCGACGAACTAATGGCGAGTGTTCAGGAAATGGATGACATCATTAAAAGGAAAAGAATAATGGATAAAGTAGAAGCGGTTGCTAAAGTAAACAACGTATTTGAATATCAGTACGATAGTGATCAGTATCAAGTTGCTGACTATTGGCGTGTACTTGATATGAGCCAGGATAAAGACCAAGGAGATTGTGAAGATTATGCACTTACTGTAGGATGGATGCTTGCAGGGCAAAGTCGTATGAAGTTTCTTTGGATGATTCTCACAAAAAAGATTAAGATTTGCTTTATTAGTTATGTGGATGGTGGTCATGCAGTACTAGAATACGAAGGATTATTGGTCGACAACTGGAAGAAAGAGTGGACTCCGCGTAACACATATGAAAAAGATTACGCACAGTATAAGTGGGAATATAAATTTTACTATAACCCTCTAGTTGTAGTAAAGAAACTCATTCAAGGTAAGTTCTGGAAAAAATAATGGCAGAGTTCGAATTTGCGGGTACAACGTTTCGTGGTGGCAAGATGGCAGTTATATTGACTGCACTCTCTACACTGGGTGGTGGTGCATGGGGTGCGTTTGAGTTCTATGCTGATTACATGGACATGAAAGAGATCATTCAGAACATCGACACCAGTGCCATAGAAGCAAGGAACAACGAAATCGAGATAAAACTCGATGCAGTGCAAGAATCTGTGGGAGAAGCAACTGACTACTCTCGCAGTATCAAGAACGATCTAAGAGACGATTTCAACAGGATGGAAGGTAATGTTGATCGTATCGAAGATCAAAACAGAGAGATGCAAGATGATGTCAGAGACATGATCGACAAAGCATCTGAACGGTTTGACACAAAGAGAGAAAGTCTACAAACTGACACTGAATTGAAGATTAACGCATTAGAAGATAGATTAAATAAAAAAATACAGAATGTATTAGACAATCCTCTCGCAGATTAGGAGAAAATCATGCGAGTTAAAGTTACATTTAGTAATGGAACATCTATGATTGGGACTTTACCCAAAGACGAATATATTTCATCTCTAAACCATGATCAGATTATACCGTGGATTATGAATGACGATAGACAATTTGTGCCTTTTGTACAACCTAATGGTAAACAAGTGCAATTAAGCAAGAACGCAATCGCCTACATAATAGAAGAAGAAGATGAAGAATTATAGCGACAAGTTGTTTGTGGTGTGTTCGCTTGGTTTGATTATTGGTATTATTATTGGATACATATATGTGTTGTGGTAAATATAAAAGACCCCCTTTGATGGCCACAAACCGACCCTTAGATATTGAATATATACCTATAACAGAAAATGATTTTTTGCCGGTTCACTATAAGATGCTACTTGATGAAACTATTCGAAACCCTGAACAATAAAAACTTTGAGTTATATGCAGCGAAAAACTATTACAATCCTACTTGTATAGATGCTGAAGAATTTCATGAAGATCTGAAACGCTTCAAATACATAAAAAGACTGATCACTCGATACCTCGAAACCGACAATCTTGCTACTAATCTGTTGTTGAACCATCTCGTGGTGATCTTCAACGTGTTTGGTTATGATGGTGGTTTAAGGATGTTAGAGTTTAAGATACTCAACGATACCAATATGCCTATCATTAAACCATTTCTTATCCATCTTAAGGTTGTGGAAAATGATAAATACACAGGTATACCAATGGACGAGAATGTCATTCAGGCATTGAGGAACACATAGTGTCGTTAGCAAGCAGAGCCGGTGATCTCTATTTCACCTTCAGATTTATCAAGTTATTAACTACGCCTTGGGTTGAAACCGATGCCTTTAAGTTAGGCATTATAGATGACGAAGGTAAAAGAATCAAAAGTAATAAAATCAACACAAGCGAAGAGAAAGACGCATACACCACATTTCTTCGTCTAGTATATAATATCAAGAGACTGTTAAACAAAGTACCTGGCGGTAGTAGTAAGATTGCCAGTTATGCAGCAGCATTCTTTTTGTTGAAAGAACAGTACGGTATGACAGATAAGAGCATTGAAAAAATCGTAAAAGAATGTGATTTAGATATCTCTGACTTTATTGCTGAACAGAGTGGATGGTATGTACTAGAGGATAAAAGATTGTCTCCGGGCATATACAGAGTTCGGAATGAAAAGGTCACAGATATTGCTGATGTAAATCCTAACGACAAGATTCGTATATTAGATGAGTCCTATCCTATTGGGGATATGTTTGGGCTTGACATATACAAAGCAACACACATAAACTCAGATCAACCAGTGTACGTAACACTAGGGGAAATATACAAATGAAAACTTTTAAACAGATGTTTGATGAGGAAATGATGACCACCGGTGACGCTGGTATTCCTCAAGACACCAAAGACATGGGTCCAAAAAAGAAAAAGAAATATGCGGTCTTAACTCGTAACTATATAGAAGTCAATGGTGTGAGAAAAAAACAGGTTAAATAATGTTTAAAATATATTTGATAGTGGCTTTTATTGGTGCCATCGCAGGAGGTTACTCCTATCATCAAGTTACTGTTTCTAAGTTCGAAGCCGGTATTGCCAAACTAGAAGCGAACAACCGAACTCTCAAAGAGAATCAGGTGCAGTTGGATATTGCTATCAACACAGCAGAAGCATCACTCAAAGCAGCAGAAGAGAACGCTAAGAAATCAGAAGCAGCAATGAGTGCCCTCACTTCTCGCAACCAAGAGTTGAATAGAGAGAAACAAACCTACTTGAAGATCTTCAAGGACCACAACCTTACCCGTCTTGCTCGCGCCAAACCAGGCATGATTGAGAAACGAATAAATAATGGAACACAGAAAGTGTTTGAGGCATTAGAAAATGATACGAAAGAACTTATGGATATTGATGATACCGATGCTGGCGAGTTGTCAGATGCTCCCAAGACTGGAGTGGGGTCCGAAACCGATAGTGGTTCAACCGGAACCACAGATAGTAACGGTAACTGAGAAAGTTCCTTTACGGATCTACCAACCACCTCTCCCCCAAGAGATTGATTTACTCAGCGTAAACTTCTTTGTCATCACCGAAGAGAACCTTGAAGAGAAATTCAAAGAGATCGAGAAGATGCTCGATGGGCAGTTTGTCGTGTTCGCACTCACTCCTGATGGATACGAGAAGATGGCAGAGAACTTTCAAGAGGTTCGACGGTATGTGCGACAACAGAAAGAGTTGATCATCTACTACCGTGAAGCAACCACCGAGTCCGAAGGGACCACTGCAAAAGAATGGCAAGAAAATAACTAAAGTACCTCTTGCTTAATTTACAATAGTCATATATAATAGTTCATCTATAAAAAATTAAACCATATCAGTCAATGGAGTTTCCGAATGCCCAGTAATTATTTGCCAACCAGTTACCAAGAGTTTATCCACCTGTCACGTTACTCAAGGTGGTTACCAGAAGAAGGGAGGCGAGAAACGTGGGAAGAGACAATCGGGCGATACTTTGACTTCTTTACCGAGCACCTCTGGGATACGTGTGAATACAAACTACCTGCTAAACTCCGCAACGAACTAGAAGAAGCAGTACTGACACAGAAAGTCATGCCGTCTATGCGGTGTCTGATGACTGCGGGTGAAGCACTCAAGCGCGAGAACATCGCTGGTTATAACTGTTCATACATTGCAGTTGACAAACCCTCCTCGTTTGATGAGATCCTCTATGTACTGATGAACGGTACTGGTGTTGGGTTCTCGGTAGAACGCCAGCACATCTCACAGATGCCACGTGTAGCAGATGAGTTTCACGATACCGACACCACTATCGTTGTGGGTGACAGCAAACTCGGTTGGGCAAAGGCAATGAAGGAACTTGTGGGTCTGCTGTATGCGGGGCAAGTACCTGCGTGGGACATGAGCAAAGTTCGTGAGGCAGGTGCACCGTTGAAGACCTTTGGTGGTCGTGCGTCTGGTCCTGCGCCATTGGTATCTCTGTTTGAATTCTGTGTTGAGACTTTCAAGGCTGCTGCTGGTCGCCGGTTGACCTCAGTAGAGTGTCACGATATTGTCTGTAAGATCGCAGAGATTGTAGTGGTTGGTGGTGTCCGAAGAAGCGCCCTAATCAGTCTGAGTAACCTCTCAGACGACCGTATGAGACATGCTAAAGCAGGGCAGTGGTGGAACGACTACGGGCACAGAGCACTCGCAAATAACTCTGCTGCATACACCGAGAAACCTGATATTGGTATTTTTATGGACGAGTGGAAAGCACTCTACGATTCCAAGTCGGGGGAACGTGGTATTTTCAATCGTGAGTCTGCTAATATGGCAGCAATCAAGTCTGGTCGAAGGGAGGTGGGTGACCACGAGTTTGGCACCAACCCTTGTTCTGAGATCATTCTTCGCTCTCGTGAATTCTGTAACCTATCAGAGGTTGTGGTTCGTGCGGGTGATAACCGCGAGACGCTACTTGAGAAAGTCCGTCTCGCAACTATTCTAGGAACGTTCCAATCCTCACTGGTGAACTTCAAGTATATCTCGAAGACTTGGAGCAAGAACTGTGAAGAGGAACGTTTGCTTGGTGTGTCTATGACTGGTATCATGGACAACAAGTACACCAATGGTAAGTTGGGTAACCTACCAGATCTGTTGGAAGAACTCAAAGCAGAAGCCGTTAAGGTGAATGCTGAGTTGTCTAAGAAATTAGGAATCAACCAGTCAGTTGCCATCACATGTGTGAAACCCTCTGGTACGGTCTCACAACTCGTGGACGCCGCTTCTGGCATACATGCACGACATAACCCTTACTACATTCGCACAGTGCGTGGTGACAAGAAAGATCCACTGACCAACTTCATGATTGATAAGGGCTTCCCTGTTGAAGACGATGCAATGAATCCCGCAAACACCGTTGTATTTTCATTTCCTGTGAAGGTAGACAAGGGTGCTGTATTCCGCACCGATATGACTGCCATTGAACAGTTAGAAATGTGGTTGATCTATCAGAAACATTGGTGTGAACATAAACCATCTGTTACTATCTCTGTCAAAGAACATGAGTGGATGGAGGTGGGCGCGTGGACATATGCCAACTTTGATTACATGAGTGGTGTATCGTTCTTACCGTTCTCTGAGCATACATATAAGCAAGCACCTTATCAGGACACTGATGAAGCAGGATACAAAGAGTTGTTGAAGATTATGCCAAAGGATATCAACTGGGCAGATCTAGCAGAATACGAAGCAAGCGATACCACAGTAGGCAGTCAAGAGTTGGCTTGCGCGGCTGGTAATTGTGAGATTGTATGAGCGACCCATACTTTTGGAAGTTTCACTGCCCATCATGTGATATTTATATGTCACTGGTGGTTCAGGATTGTGATGAAATGCCTGTGTTCTGCCCTATGTGTGGTGATGATACAAACGAGAATTGGGACGAAGAAGACATATAAGTAGTACCATGACTTGGTACTTTGAAAGCAAACCATATGAACCCACCGAAGAGGAATTAAACTCTTTGGTGGGTTTTGTGTATCTGATAGAGGAGGTTGACACCGGTATGAAATATATCGGCAAGAAAGGCTTCTGGCGTAGTAAGATCTTACCAATCACCAAAACACGGAAGAGACGCAAGAGGACGCTCGTAGAGAGTGATTGGCGTACATACCATGGTAGTAGTGAGACTTTAAAAGAACAGGTTTCTATCTCAGAAAGCATATATAATAGAACGATATTGAGACTTTGTAAGACCAAAGGCGAGATGTCATACTTTGAAGCCAAAGAACAATTTGACAAGGATGTTCTTTTAAGAGATGATTATTATAATGCTTTTATTGGTTGTAAAATTCATTCTAAACATTTAAAATTATAAATATTAACTGAGACAATTAGATCAA